CCGGCAACCCCGCGCGTTGCACCCCACCAGCTATCGTAAGCTACCGCGAGGCCGGTATCCCGGTTAAGCCGCTTTGCCAGCGCCACCGGCCACGAGCGCAGCGAATTGGACGTGTAGACATACCCGCCGAAGTAGCTCGACGCGCGACTGTCGCCAAGAACAGCAATACGGGCAAAGTTGCCGGGGTTTGCGATATTCTGGCGCGTAAGGCCATCCCGCCACATAAGCAACTGGCGCGGGTCTATCCCGCTTGTCAAAGCCGCAGTTTCGGTAACATTATTAAAGTTTGCATTCATTTGGCTGGAACTGATCGTGGTTCCGGCAACAAAAGTATTAGGTACACCCATAGCTACCCCCAAACACCCGAACCCCAAAGGGATATATCAAACGTACCTGATGTTGGTAAGGGTCCCTCTGAAACCGATACCGTGACGTTTCCTACTGCACCATTGCCTTGTAGCGTATTTGGCAGGTCAGGCAAAGCCAAAGGATTATTAAGGCCTACTGGGTTCCACCCCCACTGAATAATACGGCTACCGTCAGAGGGTGTACCGAAAGCTAGCGAGTTAGTAGAGGGTACTTCGCCGTGGGTTTTCACCTTGAGCCCGGTCATACCCGCTTGCCAGTAACTGACGTCGGGGCGCGGGTTGCGCAGTGCCTGAGGATCATCGACCGGATACATACCGATCTGCAGCTGTGGTTGGTCTTTCTCCCAGCATGACGGGCATACGAGGATGTTCGTGAGCTTGGTCTTGATGGTAAGCCGTTTAAGCTGTTTAAGTTTGTAGCGAAAAGAACACCTATCGCATTCTGCGATAGCCTTCTTACCAGAGGCAAAGGGGTTAGGCATTAGATGAACATCTGACGCGGGGCGATCCGCAGCGGGGCCTTCTCGCGGTCTTCGTCAGCAGCCTGTTGCCAAGCCTCGTCGTACATAGCCTTAAGCATCGGGGTGCGTTCCATCGCGCCGGGGACCTTAAGCGACAGGTAGTACGCCAGCCCAGCGACCATGCACGGTAGAAAGCGGAACGGGATGTCCTGCGTGTTTACACCGTTACCAGCGTCCTGAATACGGCGCAGGCGGTAGTAGAAGAACGTGTAGTAGTTGCTCTGATCCGGGGCGGGCCACACATTAATCTGCGGGGGCGCAGCGCCAGTACCCGGATAGGTCGCACCTGATTGGCGGTTGATCCACACCTGAATAGGCCGACCCTGAGCATTCTTGTTCGGGATCGTGATGTAGGTATCCGCGCTGATGCGGTTGATGTTGATGTCCAGCTGGTTCGAACTTGTACCGGCGTTTGTACGGATAACGTGCTCAAGCAGGTCAATTGTATCTACAGGCAGGTTGTAGGTGATCGTGCCTTGAACCATAGAGATCGAGCCAGACTCAATAGTCCAGAGATTTATACCCCGGTTCGACCATTCTATGGTGAGTAGGTTAAGACTACGCCGTGCAGTCTTGAGATCATAGCCTGTACGAAGCTCAGCACCACAACGCTCAAACGCCTCTTCTACAAGGTTATTGAGATCGAGATTAAACGAGGTGGTGCCGGTCGTGGTCATCTGAATCTCGCTGTCTTCGTGGCGACGGTCTTGGGCTGCTTAACGAACTGCTTGCCCTGCTTCGTCCCCTCCCGCTTAGCCTTAGTAGTAGCAGCATACTCGCTAGATGTCAGGGCCTGCCGCGCTTTCTTTGGCAAATAGCGCTCACCAGTGGCTTTCGCTCCCTGAGTAGAGGGCTTGCCAGACTTCGTGCCCCAGTCTTCCTTAGTCCATTTGGACAGGGATTTCTGCGCTTCTGTCTTTGGGCCGCTGTATCCGCCGCCAGACTTCTTGTACCGCTGGGTGGCAAGTTGTGCCTTGCGCGCGGACCATTGACCCGGATTACCGCCTTTGCCGCCAGCTTTTACACTAGCGACAATGCTCTTCCACTTGGGTTCGTCTGACCGAGCCACTCACCCTCCACCGAGCTTCATTCGCTGCATGTTACGCATCGCCGCCATACGGGGGTCTTCGGGGCGGGTTTGCTGGGTCGCGGGGGCCATAGGCATACCCATCTGCTGCTGCATCTGCTGCTGGCGCGCGATATCTGCATATTGCCCCATCGGCTGAGCCTGCGGGTGCTGCATACCGGACATAAGAGCGGCTACCTGCGGCGGCATGGTCTGCTGGTCCGTAAAACTACCTCGGGGGTGAGGCCCACCGGACATAAGAGGCATACCGGACATGAGAGCGGCTACCGGCGACGAACTGGGGGGCTGTGGGGTAATATGAGGTGCTGTACCCATAAGCTGCGCACCAAGCGTAGGAGCCTGTTGGGTAGAGGGATTAAAAGCCAGTGCTCCCTGCGAATAATGCGGAGGAGCCAAGCCCGCCAGCGGATCGCCCTGAGGCTGCATACCTCCGCCCAACGGAGCACCTTGGGGGTTACCCATAGGCTGCTGACCAAACATCGGGTTCGGCGGCGGGGGCGCACTGGTGTTGAATTGGTGGTAAGCGTTCTGAAGCGCCATGACCCCCTGCGGGTTCTGAGGACCAAAAGTGCCGGGCGTGTACTGTTGGTTCGGATGCCCTTTGCCGCCCATAGCAGGCTGGCTACTCTTCATCGGTCCGCCCATACCCATACTAAATCTCCTTCGACATCTGTACGTTAATCCCTACGTATCCCCGGTCTTTCAGCGGACTACGCAACCACCCTAAACGCCCCGTCAAGGTCACCGCTTGGCAGCGGTGCTGCTTCCCCCATAGGACTGCCGTTTTCTCAAGCGCTAGTACTCCGTCCATATCGCCGCCCGCAAGAAACCCATTAAGGACGGTCTTACGTGGGTAGTATATAATCTGGGTTACGAGTACCGCCGTTTCATTGGACCATAACTGCACATCGCCAGTATACATCATATCAGCAATATCTATAATGTTGAAGGTGCCGTAAGCACACTCCAACGCATTCTCCATCCACTGCTGGCACCGTTTGAACTCTGGTACCCAATCCGGCAATTTGCCGTCTGCCTCGTAGATGGAGAAATCTACAAACATTACTTCTTGAAGCCCTTTAGGACTTCGGCAAACCTAGCACGCTGCCCAAGCTTACCGGGGGCCTTCGCAGCTTTGGCGAGTTTCTTAGCTGGAATCGGTTCGCCTTTCTTGGCACCAAGCGCAGCACGCAGTGCCCCCGGCTTCTTGATTGCGCCCCGAATCCACTTACCGCCCTTAGCCATACCGACTTTACCCTTAGGCATCTTCGATGCCTTCATGTCACCCATACCACGGCTCGGTCGCATAGTTAATCTCCTTAGGCCCATACTCTATACGGAGTTGTGGGTTCTGCCAGAACAATGTTGCCGAGGGCGGTGGTCTGCTCGTCTGTCAGGTCTGCCATGATGCGCAGGTTGGCGTGGTAGCCTTTGACGCCCTTGATGGGTCCGATCTCGTCCAGCGCCACACCTTCAGCCAGCACCTCGTCGGTCATGAGGCCAGCCGCGACGAGTTTCTTGACCAGCGCATTGCGCGTGGTCGCCTTGAGGTACAGGTCTATCATGTCGACAAACTCTGAAGCTCGGCGTCCGGAAGGCGTATATTGTAGTAACTGACAGAGCGGATATGTGTGTTGGTCACATTGACCGCTGCGCCGCTTGGGTCAGCGCCGATATTAAACTGCGTCGGGGACACAGGAAGGGCGCCTGATGTATCCGTCACGACAGCCCCACCATTGCGCGAGGCCGAGAAGTCGTTGGCTGCATACGCGCTGGCAACAGTATTTACCACGCCGGCAGTCCCGTAGGCGCCGAGCGACAAGATGGCCTGCGCCACTGAGCCGGAGTAATACACGGCGCGCATAAGGGAGCCCCCGGCGTCATTGTCGAAGTGGACAGAGTTCTGCCCCACAACCCCATTTGAGGCGGCAATGTATGTAGCGTACACATTGGGCGAAGTTTCATAGCTGGCCACAAAAGTCCCCTGCGCAGCGTTAAACCACGAGGAGAAGTTTGCGCCTGTCATGACAGCTACGTCTGCCGCGCGTGTAACCTGTGAGCCCGTGGTGGGGATGTAGCTGGTGGGGAAGGTGCCTGCTTCAAGCTGGGCACCCCAGACGTAGATACCGTTGGCTCCGGTGCCAGTATAGGACGGGTAGCCGGTAGTTCCTCCGACAGCTCCGGTGGCAGAAAGCCCCACACCAAACCGGTTAAAGGCAATAGTCCCCGCCACTACGGTGATCGCGCAGCGATACCACCCGTTGCCCGCTGGGGCGACCGAGGTTGAAACAATCGATATCCCAGCGCCAAGCGCAGCAGTGTTTGCGACTGCTCCAGTTGTCAGGTCAAATGAAGCCGCAGCGTAATTATTGGCCGTTGAGTTATATAGGTTAAGAACCCCGTAATTGATTCCCGCGTTTTTCAAATAAACCGTTTGAGTGAAGGTTACGCCAGTAGTGGCGACTACAGTGCCTTGCTGAATGTAGTGTCTTCCGGAAGTAGCATCATCCAAAAGGGTATCCGCATTACTTGTGCCATCCGGCGCAGTAGCGCTGTTAGCCACAACGGAGGACGCGACTTTTGTCCATATAACGTTGTCGAATTGGGCGGAATAAGGAACTGAGTTCGTGCGCTGCTCCTCGATCAGCAGGCCGAGGGGCTGCAGCGAGACGGGGCCGTAGTCGAAGCGGGGGCTGTTGACTGCAGCCGTCTGGATCAACCCATCGCTGCCGACAAAAGTTGCGGTGGACGCGCGCGTGAACGTGATTTGACTATCAAGCGGCGCACCGGCTAAGAAGTCAAGCGAGAGGGTCTGGCCCGCGCCACCGAAAGCCATGACAAGCCCGGACGCGCCGCTCCACAGCCCGGAAATATTCCGGTATAGCCCTGTTCCAAGTGATAGGCCAGATGTGCCGCTGTAAAGGCCACTAGACATTATGGATGTAGACCTGCCTGAACAATAGTGAGTACTGCCGAGCCAGTACCAGCAGTTTGCCGAAGACGCACTGCTGCCGGAATATAAGCGTAGTTACCTTGGCGGCTAACCGTCTGAGCTACCATGTTAGTAGTATCTGGGTGGTCAAACCATGTGGGGGTAATAGTCGAATCGAGGATATTGTCCAACGTCTGCTGTACAGTCCACGTAGCCGAGCCAGTAACTACAACTTGAAGCGAAACCTCAGGACGCCCGTAATAATCGAGAACGGCACCAGCGGAGTTCTTTGTACCGCCAGACGCGTCAGAAGTGGTTAGGATAATAGGGCGCATTAGCAGGAGCCTCCACTTTTCATGGTGACCATCTTACCCTTGGTCTTGCCCTTGGTTTCGATGCCGCCGCCCTTAGCGAACTTCATCGCCCGGCCCATCGTGTCAGCCGACTTCTTCACCATTGCCGCACCGGCCTTAGTTGCCTTCTTCATAACTTTGCCTCCCTTTTTCATATTGAGGTCGCCCATCGCCTTGGATGTTGGCATAACCTTAGTAACGCCGCCAGCAGCGTAACCTTTCTTACCCATAGGCCCTAACGGCCTACGCGGCTCTGGCTTCAGCTTGGGGGGCATCTTTTCGTATGGGTCATTATAGCCGCCCGGAGGGATTTTCAGGCCGTTCGTGCCGTCCTCAGGCGGCTTGGGCTTGGGCTTAGAGGCGGTAGTACCGCCGCTACCAAACTTCTTTGCCTTCTTATCAGCCATTTCAAAATCCTTACCTACTGACTGCTTAACGCCAACTTTCTTGGCGAAAGAGGGGCTATGGGCGATTGCCCGCATGAACTTGGACTGCTTGGCGCTGGTCGAAGGCATTATACCATCTTCCCTTTAGTCTTACCACGCTCGCAGCAACCGTCAGCACGAGCAGAAACAGAGCCGCCAGACTTGAGCTTAGTCATCGGCTTACCCTTGTGCATATTGGCTTCGTGCTTGTGGACAGCCGCCGAGATCATGGCTTTGTCCTGCTTGAGGTCTTCTTTGTCCATCACTTGGTCCTCTTTGCGCGGGTTTTACCACGAATTGCACAGCCGTCGATGGAGCCGCCCTTAGCGTACTTTTTCATCGGAGCCGCCTTCTTGGCTGCGGGCTTCTTTTTGGTGGAGCCGCCTTTGCTAAAAGCCTCTGGATTTTCGCTGTAAAATTTAGCCCGCGACTTAGCGTAAGTAGACGCGCCGGGTTTGTTTCCCTCAGCAATAATAGCTGCGTGGCGGTTAACATTACCAAGTACGTTACTTACTTTGTCGATATTACTCTGCGTCGTAGCGTCTTGGACCTTCTGGGCCAAAGAACGATATGTTCCGGCCATACGAGTATCCGCATCAGAACCAAAACCGACGCTCCTTTTAAGACGCGCCAATATGGCGGAACCGGAGTAGTTGCTTGGGTCTTCCAGTTTGCGCTTAGCTGCCGCTGAGGTTTCTTCGTCGGCGGCGGCTTTTAAATAACGTTGGGACTGCGTGAGCGGGGCGGCCTTTGCGGCAGGGGCAGGGGCAGGGGCAGCTGGGGCACCGGGCGAGTTGCCCAAAGACTTCTTGGACGGGCCCTCTCCGATAACCGACTTAAGCGAACTGCTCAGCGCGGAAGCAGCCTTATCCGCTGCGCTCTTGCCGGTGTTGCTCATGCTAACGGGGGTTTTACGCGTACCCTCGCCCGCCATATTTTTCGAGTAGCTCTTACCACGCCACATAAAGGTCTTGCCTGAACCCTTATCTGCGCGTGCGGCTTTAAACGCCGCGCTAAAAGTACTAGGCTCGACAGAAGGCTTAACCGTGAGCGTAGGCAGGTCTTTGGCGGAAGCAATCGGTTGGTCGCTGGTTACGCGTTTAATTGACTGGGCGGTATCATAGCTAGCGCCGCGTGTGCGCCGCGCTTGCGTCAGGGCGGCTTCTGCAGCAGACTCATCCGCGCGGGTCTTGGTGCGGTCAGCACCCGTCCGCTTCGCAAGATCGTCTTTGGCATCAGCCATACGCTGGTCACGCTTGGCGGCGGCAACCGAAGCGTTCCCACTCTTGGCCCGCTTCTCGTAGTCGCTCTGAATATCAGCTACCCTGCGGTCGTAACGCGCTTGGGCCGAGCCGCCGTCGGCAAACTTCTTGAGTGGTTTCCTAGCCACAATCAAACCCTCCTGTACATCTCGTCGAGCTTGGTTTCCAGCCGCTCGAATGACTTATCGAACCGCTCGCCCAGCTTATCGACGATGCCAGTCATCTCGATACGGGTAACATGCTCTCGCGCAATCTCTTCCCGTGTGCGGTTAAGCAGGTCGCTCAAACGATCAAGAGTATCCATTTTGCCCTTCATCATGAAACCCAGCAGCGCTACGAGTGACGTGAGAACAATGTTCCAAATCATCATTTCCATGTCAGCAGTCCCACGCGCGCAATGATTTGTTGATACGCGAGTTCGGGTCTTTAGCCGTCTTCTCGCTAGTAAGTTTCTTCTTCATACCCGACATTCTGGCACAGAATGACTTCTTGCGAGCGCCGCCTTCCGGCTGTGGAGCCTTAAGCCCCGGCTTCCCCGGATTAGCTTTGTTGTAAGAAGCACGCCCCTTGGCGTTCAAGCCGCCCTTGGGGTTCTTGCCTTCCTTACGCGTCCAAGCCGGGGTCTTAGCCATCAGACGAACTTCCCCTTGGTCTTACCCTTGGTAGCGCAGCCGTCAGCGCGCTTGGAGGCAGAGGAGACCGAGCCGCCCTTAGCCATCTTCTTGGCTTTGACCTTGCCGCCTTCCTTAAACTTAGCGCCGATACCCGCCCCGATACCGCCATGCCCGACCCCAACACCAAATCGGGTGTTACCTTGGTCAAACCGCAAGCCTGTTCTGCCGCCCGGTACAGAGCCGATACTAACCCCACCGCCAAGATTACCGAGGCCCCCCGACGCGCCCGCCATTGGCGCAGCCCTAGACGAGCCATACCCACCGCCGCCACTCGGGCTTTGGGGTTTCTGCAGGCTTTGCAGTGTGTAACTCGTCGGTATAATCTTCTGGTCGTCAGCCATCACGCAGCATCCTTCTTCGAGGGGGTGAGCATCGGGTATAGGACATCCTTACCGAACTCACCTTCGTATTCCTGCACACCCATGTGGCCGAGCTTGATGGTAGGATCGACCCAGACTTCAAACCCAGCTTCGCGGGCGCGGTCGCAGAAGAGGTAGTCCTCTCCGATGTAGCCTTCTTCGGTCAGCATAAAGTCGAAGATGCAAGGCACCGCGCGCCCAGAGCGCTCGTCATAGTACCGCCACTCAGGATGGGCATCATTCAGCTTTTCGAAGACGTCGCGGCGTACCATCATAAAGGCAGTAGCCACACGCTTGGCGCGGACGAGCCCCATGCCGTTCATCGTAAGCTCGTTGTTCTCGTCGTAATCCAGCGTGCCGATATAAGTCTTGGTCGTGCTGCGCGTACGCGGCACACCTGCAACGATCCCCTTACTCGGGTCTGAGGTCCACGCCATGAGGCGGAAAAGGTCGGCTGCTTCGAAGTTAATGTCCGAATCAATGAACATCAGGTCCGTGCAGTCGGAATCAAGCATGTCTTGCGCCAACAGGTTGCGAGCACGGGATACCACAGAGCAGCCACAAATACTGCCGATCTGGATTGATACCCCGTGCTGCTGAGCTTGCTGCGCGAATTGGGCCAACGAAATAGCTAGCTTCAAGGAAACCTTAAAGTCATAGGCAGGCAGCGCGATAAAGAGACTGCGCCCGGCTAGATCGTAACCCCGTTCATTCTGCATACGTCACCTACTGTTAGCTATAGAGAACCCTCTCTTAGCTCGTAGCGAACGGCGTGGCTAGAGTGCCCGAACCGATAGCCTTACCGTAGACCATGAAGGTGGTAGCCGTCACAGCGGTAACAGTTACAAACGTACCGGCAATACCGCCCTTGGTCGTACCATTAAAGTTAACCGAGCGAGTAGATGTACCATCAGCAGCATACATAACAATCGAGCCAGCAGGTGTCGTAGCGCCAATACCAACAACGATCTCGCCGAGCAGGAAGTTACCAGCGCCAGTGATGATCTTGACGAAGTCGCTCGTGGTAGGTGGCGTCGAAGCAATGAAGAAGGTGTACGACGTGCCGAGGTTATTAGCCGTATTAGGGTCTTGGCCCGGACCTGAAGAAGTCGGGTTAGCCGTAGCATTCAGCGCGGGAAGCGTGATCGTAGTACCGCTTGTTGCCGGAGTTACGCTGATGACCTTACCGATGTAGGTAGAGTCGAGAGTGATAGCTGAAGTCGTCGATGGGATCGTCGCAACAGCATTAGGACCCTGCGAAATGAAGCCGCTCAGCGAGCGTACGGGACCCTGAAAAGTAGCCTGTGCCATAATAATCTCCGTGTAGTAGCACTAACTCACACCGTCTCTACTACGTCTGCTAGGTCAGTCGGTGTGAGCAAAAACCCTAGTAAGAGAGGAGTACCACTATATGTAGCGGAACGCCAGCCCTTTATGAGGGCCTTTGGTAAGTGGCTTCTCTGAAAGTAGGGCACGGCGCAATGTAGGCATCTTTAGACCGTAGTGGTTGAGCACTGCGGTAAGGCTTGGGAACTCTGTCTTGGTTGTGATTTCAAGCACTCGCTTCGATATCTTCGCCTTAGCCTCGTCAGTATGAGTGCGCCCCAGCCAGTTTTGGTTGCCGGTACTAGCTTCAGATAGCTTACGTCTGTGCTCTTCTGTCCGCACATGCCCTTTGGCGTTCTGATTGCCCTTTAGAGCCTGCGACATGCGAGCACGGGTTTCTTCTGAGGGGATGATTTTACCACCGCGCCCTGCTGCTACAGCAGCTTGTACCTTGGCACTGATAGTGGCCTTGGTTTCGTCTGAGTGCTGCCTGCCGATGCGGGGGTTATAATCATCGTCGGCATACTTGCGTCGGAGACCTTCGCTTATCTTGGCGCGTACCCAAGGGAGGGATGCGGGCGACTGATGAACGGACATAGCCGTATTATAGCACTCATAACTACCCGCATGCTTCATGAGGTAGGTCTCTTCTATATTTAGCAACTGAGTATCGTCCTCTACCTCCTCAAGGATTTCAAACTCGAAAGCATCTTCTCCAAACTCGTTCCATGCATGTTGGAGTGCGGTGCAGTGATGCAAACCTTTCTTGAGAGAATCCCAATGCTCCCAGCGACGGCGACGGATGTTTATGGAACTCCCGATATAGAAGTGGTCATTAGCTACGTTGAGAATGCGGTAGATGGCTGACATAGATATACCTCCTATTAACGCTTGGGTGTATATCGCTAACTAGGTTTATATGTCAACGGATAAAAAGAAAGCCCCCGGATTTCTCCGAGGGCTCCCAAAAACCTAGGGTTTTTAAAGGTTTAGGGTTACGAACCCGAAGTACCCCACATACCGAGGGGGTCACTCCAACCAAACGAGTAACGTTCACGGGCCTTGTAGCGGACGTTTCCGGTATCGAAGTCTCCATCCATTCCGGTGCTCATCGGAGTACGGACAAAGTGCTTCATACCATTCGGCACGTCGGTGGTCAGGAACCAGCCGTTCGTGTCGGTCAGGAAGTGGTTAACGGTGTAACCTTCCGGGATCGAACCGTTGTTCTTGATGGCGTTGATATCGTTATCCGAGGTACCGACGCGGAGTTCGGTTTCGAGCAAGCGAGTAGCAACAAACATCAGGTTCGGCGGGATGACCAGCTTCTTCGGCTTCGCAGCGATCAGCAGACCACGTTCGTCGGTCCAAGCAGCAATCTGAATGACTGCGGCTTCAAGCGACGTTTCGTTAAGGTCGGTATCCGTTGCGGGCTTGTTTGAGTTAGTGCCACCGGAAACAAGCGGATGCGAAGTCGAAAACAGCGCTACGCCGTCACCGCCATTATAGCCGGAAGCAGCAAACCCATTGTTCAGAACCGCAGCAGCCTTGGTCTGCTTGGTGTACGACATCGCACGGGCAAGGGCCTTAGTATAACGAGCCGAGAGGCTGTCATACAGGTTGTCCTCAATCGCTTCTTCAGTCAGCGAGAACCCGAGGGCAATCGTTTCGTGGGTGTAGCGAGCGGTGAAGACTTCCTGACCGTTGTCGTATGCAATGGCCGAACCTTCGTTCTTAACCGGAGCAGCCGAGAAGCCCGACAGCTTGGTTTCTTCTTCGAACGAACGCTCAGAGGTCTCTATGTCGAAGATTTCTTTATGCTCTTCGCCATAACGAGCATATTCCAGACCAAACAGAGCGTTTAGGCCGGGGAGGAGTTCCTTGAGGAGTTGTGCGCGTGAAATTGCCATGTTTTAGACTCCTCTTAGCTGACGCCGGTTGGGTTAAGGTATTGATGAAGACCCTGATTCCACTTGACGACGACTTCCGTGTAGGAGCCCGAAGCGTTTACAGTTTCAGCGATAACATCAATGATGCGGATCGGTAACGTCGAAGCAACATTTGTAGTAGTGCTGACAGCGACACGCGAGTTGCCAGTGGTGGTATTACCTGTGTTCAAAACAAGCGCGGTGTTTTCACCAACCACAGTACGGGTAACACCGCCAATAGTAGTAGTGCCCGAAACCACTGCAACCTTGAACAGCGCGTCAGGATCGTCCTGCACATAGACAACGACGTCCGTTACGTTGGTGGTACCAGGGTAATACTGCCGGAACGTCTTACCATAGGTCGGATCGGTGTACGAGCAACCAAGGAAAACACCGACCGGCGTTGCCGTAGC